AGTAAGGTTTATGTTAAATTCTGACATATCACAGCCTTGTAAAAAGCGGGCTGTGCCAAGGGAGAAAGGAGACGGCACAGCCCTAGTTAAACGGGCATACACTGAGCAATCAAGTGTTGGGAGGAGGAGAACCCGCTTAATTTAAGCATAACCTAAATATGCTACTCTTTGCAAGCGTCTGACATTTCTGCAGCCAATGCGGCATAACCCGCTGCATCTGTGCTGGAATCAATATGCCCACCATTGCGTAATCTTGCCATTTTAAGCAATACCATCATATTACAAACATCAGATGCATCAACTTTATGCCCCATATAACTTGTCCACATTTCTGCTATTGTATTAAAGTTTTCTTTTGGCGTGCCATAATCTTTTTCCCTATCACCATTAATTAAGTTTAAAGCCTGCATTAAAACATCTGATCTAATGTTATTATATTCTTTCATTATTCAATCCTTTGCTTGGCTTTCCCACTGCTATCAGTAAACCACATAAATCCGTCATTCATTGCTATATGACCTGAACCCATAAGTGAAGTAAGAGCCTGCTTATAACTTGTTTTAGGATTACTTGCACTGCTACATTTACCTATAAAGTGATCTTTAACAGTTTCTTCAGATATAACATGGTAAGCCCTAGGTTCAGGCCAACCAACGCCGCCAGGATTTGGATTACCCAATCCTTCTGATCTAAGCTGCTTAAATACACTGCGTAACAAAGTTTGGTTTTTACCTTTTATTTGCGGGCGGTTTGCATCCTCAATTTCTTCAGATGATGCTTTTGTTATAACGCATGTTGTAACAGCATCCCCATCATCATCTTGGCCTAGCTCAATAACTTTCAACTTAAAATTAAATACTGCGCCAGTTTCCATATCTCTTTGTTTGGTGGCCTTTGCAGAACGTAATCCTGTTTCTTCATTATAATCTAATTCTATTTCAGTATCAGTTGCAGCTCTTAATGAACTATGACCCCTTGCCCCTGCTGCTTTATCTTTTCCTGAATGGTGTACTGTAGCAACATGCGCCCCTGTAAGCTCACGTAACTGATCGCAATTGCCAATAAACTTTGTCATGTCTTCAGGGCTATTCTCATTTGCACCTGACATGGCTCTTGAAAGTGTATCTATTATAATCATCTTAACAGGGCCATGTATTCGTGCAACTTCACGACATAACTTAGCCAGCACATTCATATCAACATTTGCATCAAGCATGTTTACTGGTGATGGCCTTACAGCTAATTTAACGTCCTTATGGTCAGTGTAATGTTGTCTCATGGCCACAACTCTATTATGAAATGCCATACCGCCTTCAGTAGCTAAATATAAAACACTACCACCAGAAACTTTATTATTATTCCACGGCTGGCTTGCTGCGATATGCCAAGCAATATCCAAAACAAAGAAAGATTTACCTACATTTGATGGGCCATATATCACTGACATCTGGCCTTCACCAAACCAACCTTTCATTAAGTAATTTCTGGATAACTGTGGTTTAGCGTCATATGGGAAGAATACCTGGCTTAACACACTTTCAATCTTTAAAGCTTCTGCCGTTACATCTGGCCCACGCTCCAACCACATATCAGAATAATCCCATCCTTCCATGTCAGGTAGGATATATTCTATACCATGATCCTCTTGCGCTCTTTCACATGCCTTTATACCAGCATCATCATTATCCCCTGCAACAACAAACGTGCAATCTGGCTTGGCCTGCAAAAGATTATCAACGACTGCTGGAATATTACCTGCGTTTAATGCAAATACACATGGCTTGCCTGTTGCTTCAAAAACTGTAGCGGCTGTTGCCCATCCTTCAGCCACATAAGCAAAGTCAACTATTGACCCACCAATTACACTAAAGTTACCAACAACAGGCATTTGATATGAAAACTTCTTGCGGCCTTCAGCCGTAATAAGTTGATGCCCTACACGTTTACCCTTGGGATCAATAATGGGTATGCATAAATTATCACCATCAATGATTGCATTATTTATATTTAACTTTTTATTTTCAAGATATGGATGTGTAATACTCGCGTCCCTTTCAGGCCATAGTATATTATCAGTACGCACAGCTTGTATAGCATTTACATGACTTTCTGTAGGCCAAAGAGATAAGTCCCTCATCCTGTCCTTTATACCCTTGAAATCATTACACTTTCTACAGTGTACTAACACCTCACCTTTATGCTCTTTAATCCAAAACCTATCTTTGCCCGCACAATTTGGGCAAGGGCCATGAAACTCACCTTGTGCAGTTTTCTTTAATTCTAAACTTTGTATTATTTTTGAGCCGTATTTTGACCAATTTGCTGATGGAAACTTGCTTTCTGCATTATTATTATGTATCATCTATATATTCCTTAGAAGAATGTTTAATATATATGCCCCCTGTTTTGTTTGTTTTACAGGGGGCATAATTTTATCTAAAACGGAATATCATCATCCAAATCATTAGCAGGTGGAGCTTGTGAAGCTACACTCGCGGCAAATGGATCATACTCTTGCCCATTTACTGGCTTTGCTGGCTGCGTGTTGTTAAATATTGCATCAGAATTAGGTGATACAAAACCATCCACTTTATCAAATGGATCATCACCGCCCTCTAACTCTGCCAGCTCCAATACTTGAACCGCCCGCAAACGCAATGAAACACCGTTCAAACTACCAGTATTATATGGCACTATTACAACCGCTACGTTTACTTTTGAGTTTGTTGTAAGCATAAAATCATCTGGCAATCTGTTGCGCGATGCATCAACTTGCTTTGGCGGTTGTGTAATATCCCCACCATATGATCCCTTTAACTTACATTTACCAACAATCTCATTATCTGCGTTTCGCTTGTATGGTAAATTAGTAGGCTTGTCAGGCCATTTACGTTTTGTGTCCATAGCCGATGCATTTGCATAAGCTTGTGAGCATATTTGATGTAGCTCCTTTGCTTGTTCATCATTTAATTTAAATGACATTTCAAAGGCTGCGCCCTCATCAAGTGCATGACACTTAACGCTCTTGTTTTCTTGTGTATCAAATTTATAAGTACCATTTAGTCTAGGGTACAATGCGGTTACACCGCTTATCATATGTTGCATATTGCAAACTCCTTAAAAATACGTGACACCCTCACGCTGGGATAAATTATATCTCGCCATCCAACCAAGGTGGTAGAGATAATGTTTCTAAATCAGGCCAACCAGTGCTGTAATCATTGGTTTCTTTTGCCCGCTTTATCTTATGTAATGTTTGCATCATTTCTTGGCGTGCATACCTGTCATATTTATCTGACAATTCATAACATGCTGTTGCATGTGGTTTTTCTTTTTCAATTGCAATAAATATAAAATTAGAAATCTTAATACCTTCAATCTCTAAACAATATCTGTAAAAGCTTTGTTGCAAAGAATAATTAAAATTCCTTAAAGCTTTAGAAAACCCATTTAAGCTTGCATCTTGGCATGTCTTAACATCAAGAATTAAGCCAGCAGATGCTAAAAACCCATCTGGCCTGGTTTTAAGCCCTAATCCAGTTTCAGGACACGTTACAAAGAATGATGCTTCTGTAATCAACTCTTTGTTGTTCAATAATTTAGCTGCCATGGGGTGCGTTAAACACTCTTCAGCCATGTCACATGCTAAATCATAGTCAGCCTCGGTCAGGAGTAGCTTATTTTGCTTCTCTGCATCCTCTTTGGCTTCACTCCACGCCTTGCCGCGCCTTGTCTCTGGCCCACGTAAAATTAAATCTTTCTCTGGCTCAAGTAGCATCGCATGTACTGCCGTACCTAAATCAAAAGCAGGGTTTTCTTTGCGTACTTTACCCTTCCAGTGACGTAATGTTGTGCTGGCTACTGCCTTTAAATCACTTGATGATATATTCTCATGTGCATGATATTCTTCATTGCTCATTTTATTACTTAAAATCATAGTCATAGTTTATTCTCCTCTATTTAAAATTTTCTGCTCCATATAATGCAATCAAAGCGGCTTCTGCGCGTCCGTCATCTTTGACCCTACTAAATAATTGAGCATATTCTGGAAATCTTTCCATTGCTTTACTGCGACTTACGCCTTTATCCCTATTCAATCCGAAATGTCCCTTCCATTTTGCGGGCGTTACAAAGTGCATGGGGTGTTTGTTAGCAGCTATACATGCCTGCAACATTCCATAACCCTCACCAAATCTAAATACACTAGACACACCTTGCCCTGGCATAGACCCAACACGCTCAACAACTGCAAATCTTGTCTTTGTTTCTGGCTCTAAAATATTTAGTAATGCATGGCAATCTATAATATTTTTACCAGCATGATTTAACATTATTGGCATATCGTGCATTTCGAGTTTATTGGCTTCAGGCCAATAAATCGCAATCGCACCAGTGTAACCAGGATCAATTCCAAAGATTGAAAGCATATTAATCAACCTTCGGTGGGTTAAGCTTTACTCCGGCTTTATCAACTTCGATTAAGGCCGCCATACGAACAAATGCCGTAAAGCTTAATCCAGTTTTATTTGCAGCTTCAGCAATCGCTTCATGTTGCTTATCGCTAAATCCTATTAAAGTTTTTCTATCCATTTTAATCTCCATTTTCATTTTTATAGTCAGTTATATATATAATTTATATTGGTGCAATATATTATTTAATCTTTTTTGCAAAATAAACATACCGCCATGATTTTTTACCTTCAATTGAACCTATGAATGGCTTTTGATTTTCATTGCTTCGAGATACCAAACCTTGGCTGTATAATATGTTTAATTGTGGTGCTACGAATGAAACGCTTAACCCTGTATTCCTAGCAACCATTGACGTTGTATATCTACCACCACGATTAATTGATTTTAATATACGCTGTTGTTTGGCAATTTCATGCTTTGCTGGAAAGCTTTGTGAATTAAGTGAAATATTCTTATTTGCACATGAAGTTGACAAGCTTTGTATCTTTCTGCCCTTATGTAATGGCGTTCTTAATCCTAGTTTTATTTGCTGTTTCTCAAATTGTTGCATCTTAAAAGAATATATTATTTCGTAATGATGCTTCTTATCATTCTGCTTTAATCTTTCTTTGAGTTCTTCGATGTTTTTTGGTGGCTTCTCAGTTTCAACTCCATCAATTCCATCAAATCTTGCTGCTCTTCTAAAAACCACCTGTAGTATTTCCTGTCCCTGGTCGGGTCTGGGTTCTTCATGTCCTCTATCATTAACGAGTTCATCTTGATTAATCTCATTGTCATTTTGTGGGCTTCTGAAACGTGCATATTTTTCCTCATGTTTTATAAATTCAATATTATATTTAGATTTAGTTCTAGCTAAAAAGCTTTCGTTCATATCTAAAAGCCTAGCGGTCTCTGCTTGTGTTAAACCTTGTTCAGCTGCGTATTTAATTTGCTTAATCGTTCTTGCATTAACAGCCATTTTACTCCTCCTCACAAAATATACCACAATCTGGCATTGTTTTCATTGGCCTACCCTTTGCGTTCGGGTCAAGCTCATCTAAAAATATTCTTTCACTTTTTACACGAACTAATTTTGAGCCAAGTTTACGTGATTGCTGTGACCTTTCCTCAAAAACTTCTGGAAATTCTCGTCTAACCAAATTCCAATATGTAGGGCTTGTTGCTTTAACGCATCCAATACAATTAGCATTTGGAAATCCATGTTCATATATTTTTGGTAACTTTATGCCAGCAGATGCTAAAAATCTAAAACAATCATCTTTTGTCATATTGGCGTCGATTAATATTGGTAAAACATTATTACGCTCAGTTAATATAAATCTTTCATGCCTTTTCTTCTCATCAAAAGTAAACCCAAGTACATGATAATCAACAGGGTTATCCGCTTCCCATTGTTGCCTTGCTCTTTTCTTTAACTCAACTGTGCAAGGCGCACCCATTGGAAAAGACATACCCTTTCTTTTATTAAAAACTTCAACAACAGACGCACCTGGAAAGTTTTTATTTTTAACTTGCTCAATCTCAATACCTACCCAATCTGATACATCTTTTAAAAATCTTAAATTATCGGAATGCTCTTCTTTAACTGGATTATTTACTGCACGTACATTTTCCGCACCATATTTATCTACTGTGAGTTTTAAAGCTACAGCACTTGCTGCGCCGCACGAAAACCAAACTGCTATCTTCATCACTCATACCTCACAAATTTACCATCATCATCTAATGCGGGCATTTTGGTTCGTTCTGGTTTCTGTAAATCCTTTATGTGATTTTTAAAAACTTCATTTAAAATAGAGTTGGGGTTAAAATCAATCTTTTCACCACCAACATTTATTATTTTATCTTTAATCATAATTTTAACCCCTCTGGGCGTAGTTCTGGTTTAATGGTTAATGATGAAACTTTATCCGTTTGCAGGCATTGAGCCATTGCATCAGGAAAATGTGGATAATATTTCGCATATATTGCTGGCATAGCATCCCCACATTCTTTTGCGCTGGCATACATTTGCTCAAAGTTTGATCCACCTTCTAAAGTCAAAGAAATGCTTAAAAGTGTAAAAAAAGTCATGTGTTCGATTCCCTTTTTGGCTTGTAAAGCTTTTGTTCTGTTGCAACTTCCCATAGTTTAGACAATGGCAACAATTCACTTTGTTCAATCATCCATCCTTTACCATGTCCCAAATCATTTTGGACGGCTTGCTCCAAAAACATAGTTTTTGTTGCAAAGCCAGCAACGTTCATTTTATCTTCATCAACTTTTGCCACCAATACAGAACAATTTGATTTAAATGATTTTTTGCTTTTAAACAGCAGCTTGCCGTGTGGGTAAAACGTCGATTTAACATCAATTGAAATGTTGTGTAAAAACATGTCTGCCCCATCATCAACGCCTAATTGGAATGGGTTAAAATCTAAATCAAAAACCTTTGACACGGCTAATTCTGCTTTTATACCTAAGAAATCTAAATCCTGGTCAGTTCTGCCCTTATCTTTCCTTTGATTTACAACACCGCTTAACCTTGCCAATTGCCAGCGTAAGGTTGCAGCTTGTTTGCAATCGCTTAATTCTTTTCGTGATAATGTAACAATCATTTCATAAAACCCCTCTTTTCAACAAACAAATAATCATGTTTTAAATTGATAAGGTTTAAAGATTTTAATGCTTCATATTTAACATCTTTCAAATCTGTATTTAATTTTAAACCGTATTCATTTAAGTATTCTTTCACGATTTTTAATGATTTTTTACCAAAATTTGGTATATATTTAAAAAACTTATCGTTTCTTAATATTAAATCATAATGAAATATTTCAAATCCAAGTTCATTTAAAAAGCAATTTTTAATCCTAGCTGAAAGTTTACTTTTGTCTACCTGTGAAAATAATAATTTATATAAATAGGGGTCAACGCTTTCAAGATTATGAAATAAGAATTGTTTTAGCTTCAATTCGTCCATACTTTCAATTAAAGATATTGTCATTTTTTGATCGTTGCTTATCATTTTAAATTACCTCCAAATCATCAAGATCAATGTAATCTGTTATAAAATCCAATTCTAATAACGATCTAAATTTCATAGGCGTCAAATCGTCGTTTATAATTGGCTTGCCTAATTCGTCTAATATGTGAAATGTTATTTCATCAATTTGGATGCTAAATTTATCCTGAATAGCCATATCGTACCAAGGCTGCGCTACTACTTTAGTTGTCATTTGCTTTGCTCCTCTAAACAAAATTTGTTTTTACTTAGCATAATGTTAGAATTACATATTTTAAAATAATCTTGATCTAACTCTATACCGATGAAAGACCTGTTTTTTTCTGTTGCAACAATACCTGTTGTACCTACACCCATAAAAGGGTCTAAAATTATATCACCTTCATTACTAAAATTATCAATCATGTAAGCGCAAGCGTCAGGGTGCATTACAGCCCTATGTATATTTTTATATGGGTTTGCGCTGTAAACTGGCGTTGTAAAATGGTTTAATGTGTAAGTTTTATTTGCTTTTAATGATTTATTATTATCTGATAAAACTAAAATATATTCATATGCGTTTATTAAGTGCGGGTTTGGCATTGGATTAGATTTTTTCCAAATTAAAACCTCAATTATTTTATCTGAAAACATTCCTATAATTTTATGAACATCTTGATGGTTGTATGTATTTTTTTGTATATTAAAAAATACATTACCCTTACAAACCCGCAAACATTCATTAATTGATTTTTCTAAAAATGAAACATAATCGCTTTTTATGTCATTATGATTATTATATTTATCGTTTCTTTTTCTGTTATATGGTGGCGATGTTATAACCATATCCACACTTTGGCTTTTAAGTTTTGGCAGCTCATTAAAGCAATCGCCTTTAATTAAATTAATCATTCGCTTTTCTCCTCTTTTATTTCTGGCTCAACTTGCATTGCTTGCCTTGATTGTAATATGGCACTTGCTAAAAGATTAGTTGCCAGCATATCGGACAAGCAATTCCAATCTGTGTCAGGTGCAATAAAATCAAAGCTGTCTTGCGTATGTTCTGTTAAAAACTGTAATTGCTTTATTTCAATAAAAACATGATTTTCATTTTTATATAATTCAAGTGAATATTTTCCAGCCATTAAAGCGTTTGTTACATTTATAATATATGTTAAATCTTCATTATCGGACGTTTCTAAATGTGCAATTTCCATATCTTTACGCACAAAATCGGTTAGTTGCTCCAATGCATCACGGCTTATTTTTACTGTGTCTTTCATTTGTTTTTCTCCTGTTTTGTATAATGTTTTGCGTTAGACAAAACCCTAAACAGGTTTTGTCCTACGTGGTTTTTATGCCTCCAAAGCTTCTATAACCATTGCGCCGCGTCTTTCGTTGTCATAACCAACAGCCCGCACAACAGCGCTATTTAAAAATTGTCTACTATCAATCCATTCATTACAAAATCTTATGACATATTGAGGTTTTGCTTTGCCCGTATATTCTTTTGTGATTGTATAACGTCGATCTTTTTTAATTGGATAATACATCATGCCACCTCCAATTCTGTCCAATCAGTTTGCACTAAAAGAACTCTTTTATCTGGGTTTACATATCCCATTGTAATAGAGGTAACGATGCACTCTCTCAATCCACCCGTTGGCGTAGTTTCTTTAAGCCAATCCGCAAATAAATTAGCAGCTTGTATTGCTGCATTATCTAGCTGCCTGGCATTATCTACACCATGTATTGTTTTTCTGATGTTTTTTGGGCCATCATTTGGAAAACCTTTCCACGTTGCTATATACTTGTCATAGCCGCAATATGTTAAATTTACCGTGTGTGCATTATTTACTGTTGTGATTGTTTGCATTGTTTTATTCCCTGTTTGTTTTGTTTATGTAACCTTATTAATATATATTATATATACTGTCAATAGGTAATATATAAATAATATATAATAAATATATAATAAAGTATTGACAGATGCATCAATATGCATTAATTATTATGTATAGATAAAACAAAGAGGGATAAAACAAATGAAACAAACATATTTAAGTCAATGGGATATTCAACAAATGGCCGAAGCTGCTTTAATAAATTATGAATTTTCATGCAGCTGGAAAAAAGCAAACGAAGCTGCAATAGAATTTGCAGCTAACGAGTGGGAAATTAAAGCAACGCAAGCGCAAGCTGCAACGGCCACCAATATTGCAAAAACTGGCTGGAAGGGCATCAAACAAAGTGTAAAAAAAGTAATTTACGAAGCACAATATTAAAAAGGGATTAATAAAATGACAAATAGGGAATTAAGAACAATTAAGCGCCAGCGAAAACTTAGGAATGAATTGATATTATTAGGCGTGTATGATTTTGCTGGCCTGGTATGTTTAGTTGGTGCAATGGTTGGAACTGTATATATTATTGCGGGTTGGTTATGATATTTGCGGGTAAAAATGAAACTGAAGCAAAACAAAACGCCCGCAAAGCTTCAATTGATAATAAGGGAAAATATATAACACTGTATGCTTGCTTTGGTATATACATGCAAATATCAAAAAGGTTCAATATTCACGATCCAAGCGACAGCTTATTTAATGTGTATTGGTTAAATGGAAAAGAAAAAGCGTTTACCGATGCACAAATTATAAAAGATGAACAAGCTACACCAAGTTTATATTAATATAAAAAGCTCGTATTATTTGCGGGCTTTTATTATGTTTAATGCGTGGGTAAGTAGCTCTATATTTATTATTCAAACAGTAGTACAGAAATAATATTAATATATTTTACTCTGTAAAATATATTAATATTATTTTAAACTGTCAAGGATTTGGTAGTAAAATAATTTAAGCTTACTGAAAAGAAATTATAATAAATAAAACCAATGTCTTTCTGGTGGCCAATGCTATGCATTATATTTGTATTGCATTTGTTAAAGAGTGGGATGGATTGTGAAGCATTGTTAAGCATTGAATGACATTGAATGACGGGGTGTAAAATAAGGGAAAGATAAGACACGGAAAGCATACGGACAACAAAGCGCGAGCGTGCGTGCATATATTGCCAGAGTTAAATCATGTCAATTAGTTTCGGATTATCCGAACAACGCATAGCTTAAATATAGCATATTCCTGGCATTATCTAGCTAAGTGATTGATATTGTTTAACATATGCCTAATATGCTGCATATAGTCCGATAATATCTATTATGTTAACTTTCAGATTATCAGAATTAAGCAATTGATTAGCGCTGGCATTATATGGATTTGCCCCCCCGTCTCGCATTATTTCACCCCATGTTATTATTATTACCCTCTCACATACAAACCTACCCCCCCGTACCCCCTTGCATTACACCCCCATCCTGTCGTAAAATTTTGAAAAATTGGAGTAAGGCACATGGCAGGTAGACCATTACGCAAGCGCATATTGAATGAGATACAAGAGAAGGGCGGGGCAGATTACCTGTTTGAAGAGATTGCATCAGGTAAAACAATAACTGAACTTGCGAAAGAATATGGGTGCAACAGGCAATACTTGAGTACGACAATAAATAATGTTCCCGAATATTCCCAAGCCCTATCCAAAGCTAGGCAAGAGGCAGCTGATGCTCTCGTGGAGCAAGGCCTAACAATGGTAGATGAATTGGATGGCGGCTCAAGCAGCAGTGAGATTGCCGCTACCCGCGAGAAGGTTCAGTGGCGTAAATTCATGGCGGGGTCATACAATCAAGAGCGGTATGGGAATAGACCGCAAACGAATGTTAATATTTCGGTTGGGGACATGCACCTAGACGCCCTGCGTAAAGTTAATTCCGATTTGGCGGCAATAGATCGTGAAGATCGTGAGCGTGAAGCCAAGACGATTGACGCAGATTATGAGGATGTATCCGATGAGTAATAACCCATTAACAGAGTTTGTTCTGCGCTACAGAGATGATCCAGTTTTATTTGTGACAGAGGTGTTAGGTGCAACGCCATACGATTATCAAGCAGAGTTTCTCAATGCTATAGCAACGGGTGAACGTAAGATGTCCGTAAGATCAGGACACGGTACAGGTAAGTCCACGTCTGCATCCTGGGCAATGTTGTGGTACGTGTTGCTACGTTTTCCAAATAAAGTTGTTGTCACTGCCCCTACGTCATCCCAATTGTTTGACGCATTGTTTGCCGAGCTAAAGCGTTGGATAAATGAATTACCCCCACACCTCCAGCAATTGCTAAATGTAAAGTCTGACCGCGTTGAACTAACGTCTGCGGCGGCTGAAGCGTTTATCTCCGCTAGAACTTCTCGCGCCGAGACGCCAGAAGCCCTAGCTGGGGTACACTCCGAGAATGTTCTTCTGGTGGTAGATGAGGCATCTGGTGTGCCAGAGAAAGTGTTCGAAGCTGCGGCTGGGTCAATGTCAGGTCACAGCGCAACTACGATATTGCTGTCTAACCCCACACGTTCGTCTGGCACATTTTACGAAAGTCAGACACGTATGTCAAAATCCTGGTGGACACGGCGTTGGTCGTGCGTGGATAGTCCACTCGTGTCTGAAGAGTTTGTTGACGAAATGCGTGAGCGATATGGTGAAGATAGCAACGCGTTCCGCATACGTGTACTTGGCGAGTTCCCATTAGCAGATGATGATACGATTATACCGTTTCATCTCGCAGAAAGCGCAATACACCGCGATATTGAACTCACCCCCGACATAAAGCCAATATGGGGCTTAGATGTTGCACGTTTTGGCACAGACAAAACTGCATTATGCAAAAGATATGGCAGTGTTGTTACCGAGATAAGAGCGTGGCAGGGCTTAGACCTAATGCAAACTGTGGGTCGTGTTATGGCAGAGTATGAAGGATTATCCCCAAGCACACGCCCCAGCGAGATATTAGTTGATAGTATTGGTGTTGGCGGCGGTGTAGTTGATAGATTACGTGAGTTAGGCGCGCCAGTACGTGGAATAAATGTAAGTGAAGCCCCCGCTATGGGTCATACATATATGAATTTACGCAGCGAATTATGGTTTAAAGCAAAGGGTTGGCTAGAAGATAGGTCATGCAAATTACCCAAAGATGACCAATTGCTGGCAGAATTAACCGCAATACGGTATTCTTTTACCTCGTCAGGCAAGATGAAGGCTGAAAGTAAAGATGAGATGCGTAAGCGTGGCCTAAAATCACCAGATTTGGCTGATGCATTATGTTTAACAATGGCTTCAGACGCTACAACGGCATTATCTGGCTCAATGTCTACATGGAAAAAGCCAATTAAGCGCAATTTAAAGGGTATTGCATGAAAAAACCTACATTTGACCAATTAACACCAAGTATGAAAAATAAAATTATCACAAAATGGATAAAATATTATAACAGCCTTGGCTTAGACATGAAAGACGCCCAAAATGCAGCTTATTGGCGGGCTGGTAAGTTTAGGTTGTCAGATAGAATGCGTAAGGTTCTGGATAATGTTGGAGAATTGTGATAGCGTGTAGCAAATATACCAAATAGGCTAGGATAATGGCACAAAATAAATTTTTAAGCTTTTTAAACTCGATGGACAAAGGTGCAAGCGATAGAAATAGCATAACCGAGTTTTTAGCAAACATTTTAACACCTGGCGACAACATGGAATATGTTGATGGGCAGTTATTAGGGTCTGGTGGTAAGCCTGTAGAGAATATTGGCGACAAAACGTACTACGGCACGCTAGGTCAAGCTAACTTTGCTGGCAATGACCCAATTAAAGATGGTTTACTGTCAAAGATGACATCAGCACCACCAAAACTACGTCCATTAGGTTTGTTGAACAAGGGGCAACCTGAAGTGGTAAACGATATGATGCCTGGTGAAAACACATTTGCTTACACTGAACCATCTATGCCAAATCCTTTAGCGGGTGAGGTTATTAAGCAAACAGGATCATTATACACTCCAGAAGAGCAAGAAGATTTAGAATTTGTTGAATTTTTAACTCAATATAAAGATGATCCATTATTTGCAGATATGATAAATGACCAGCCTCGAATGCGTGAAATATTTAAAATAATGAAGCAAAATTTAGCACAATCAGGGTATAACTAATGCCAATTACAACATATGCAGAATTAAAGACAAATATTGCAGATTTTCTTAACCGAGATGACCTAACATCTGTATCATCCACGTTTGTCTCACTCGCAGAAGCAGATTTAAACAGGCAAATCCGTCATTGGCGGCAAGAAAAGCGCAGCACAGCCGAGATTGACACGCAATACAGCGCAATA